CATGATGTCTTCGACCCTCACGGAGAATTAATAGACATAGGTGTAGTAGAGAACTGGCAGAACGAAGCTGATGGGCTGAAAAGTGATCAAGATGCTTTAAACGAATTTTACAGACAATTCCCAAGAACTACAGAACACGCATTTAGAGACGAAGCAAAAGGTAGTATTTTTAATCTAGTTAAGATATACGAGCAAATAGATTACAATGAAGAAATGAAAAGAACTCTTGGAGTTTCTAAAGGTAATTTTCAATGGGTTAACGGTATAAAAGATACACAAGTTATATTTTACCCAGATGCAAAAGGTAGATTTAAAATAAGTTGGACACCTCAACCTCATATACAAAATAAAATTGTAATAAAAAATGGTATTAAGTGGCCAGGAAATGAACATATGGGTGCTTTTGGGTGTGACTCTTATGATATATCTGGAACTGTAGATGGTGAAGGGTCTAAAGGAGCTTTACACGGTTTAACTAAATTCAGCATGGAAGACGCTCCAGCTAATACTTTCTTTTTAGAATACCTAGCTAGACCACAAACTGCTGAAATATTTTTTGAAGACATACTAATGGCTTGTGTATTTTACGGAATGCCTATACTTTGTGAAAACAATAAGCCTCGTTTACTGTATTATTTTAGAAGAAGAGGATATAGAGGGTTTTCTATGAACCGCCCTGATAAAATATGGAACAAACTATCTGTAGCTGAAAAAGAAGTTGGTGGAATACCTAATTCAAGTGAAGATATAAAACAAGCTCATGCTGCTGCTATTGAAATGTATATACAAGCGCACGTGGGTATGAACGAGGATGGTACGTTTGGTAATTGTTATTTTAATGAATTATTAAACGATTGGTCTAGATTTGACATAAACAAGAGAACCAAACATGATGCATCTATTAGTTCTGGATTAGCTATTATGGCTAATAACAGACACCTTTATGCACCAAACGCAAAAATAGAAAAACCACAATTAAACATAAGTATTGCCAAATACACAAACAAAGGTAATACATCTAAATTAATCAAAGAATAAATATGGCAGAGTCTGTTATAAATAGTTATTTTCCAAGCCAAGTTGTTAGCGACTTGGAAAAAATGAGTTATGAATATGGGTTGAAAGTAGCTAAAGCTATAGAGACTGAATGGTTCAATCAAGATAGAGGTGTAAATAGATACCACACAAATAAAAATAATTTTCATAGTCTTAGATTGTATGCTAGAGGCGAGCAATCAATACAAAAATATAAGGATGAGTTATCTATAAATGGTGATTTGTCCTATCTTAATTTAGACTGGAAACCAGTGCCAATTATACCTAAGTTTGTGGATATTGTTGTTAATGGTATTGCTGAAAGAACTTGGGATATAAAAGCTTATTCACAAGATCCTTTTGGAGTTGCACAACGCACGCAGTACATGGAGTCTATATTATTAGATATGGAAACCAAAGAAATAAATGATTACGTAGAGTCTAATATAGGTTTAAACCTTTATCAAAACGATAAAGATACTTTACCAGAAACTAAAGAAGAGTTAGAGTTACACATGCAATTAACTTATAAACAAGCTGTTGAAATTGCAGAAGAGCAAGCTATAAACGTTTTAATGGACGGTAGTAAGTATGAGTTAATTAAAAAACAATTTTATTACGATATAACTGTTCTTGGAATTGGTGCTGTTAAAACTTCTTTTAATACATCTGAAGGTGTTGTAATTGATTATGTTGATCCAGCTAGTTTAATATATTCTTATAGCGAGTCACCGTATTTTGATGATATATATTACGTTGGTGAGGTAAAAAGTATTTCAATAAATGAATTAGCTAAACAATTTCCTCACTTAAAACACGATGAATTAAAAGATATAGTTCAAAATAAATCGTACCATTCTAAAAACTATCATGGAGGTTTAACAAACTCTAGAGAAGTAGACAACAATACCGTTCAGGTTATGTATTTTAATTACAAAACCTATATGAACGAGGTTTATAAAGTAAAAGAAACTGGTTCAGGTGCTGACAAGATTTTGGCTAAAGATGATACGTTTAATCCACCAAAAGATATGGAAGGTGGATTTGGTAAACTACAAAGATCTATAGAATGTTTATATGATGGTGCTATAATACTTGGTACCAACAAACTTCTTAAGTGGGAAATGGCTAAAAACATGATGAGACCTAAAAGTGATTTTACTAAGGTAAAAATGAATTACTCTTTATGTGCTCCTAGAATGTATAAAGGAAAAATTGAATCATTAGTAAGACGTATAACCGGGTTTGCTGATATGATACAATTAACACATTTAAAACTACAACAAGTGCTATCACGTATGGTTCCAGATGGAGTTTATTTAGACGCTGATGGTTTAGCTGAAATAGATTTAGGTAATGGTACAAATTATAACCCACAGGAAGCGTTAAATATGTTTTTCCAAACAGGATCTGTTATAGGTAGATCGTTTACAGCTGATGGTGATCAAAATCCAGGTAAAATACCTATTCAAGAAATACAATCTGGATCTGGTAGTAATAAAATGCAAAGTTTAATACAAACCTACAACTATTATCTACAAATGATAAGAGATGTAACAGGGTTAAATGAAGCTAGAGACGCTGCAACACCTGATAAAAACGCTTTAGTTGGCGTGCAGAAATTAGCTGCAGCAAACTCTAATACAGCTACAAGACATATATTACAGGGAGGATTATTTTTAACATCAGAAGTAGCTGAATGTTTATCACTTAGAATATCTGATATTATAGAATATTCGCCAACAAAAGATGCTTTTATTCAACAAGTAGGAGCGCATAACGTTGCTACCTTAAAAGAAATGTCTGAGTTACATTTATATGATTTTGGTATATCTATAGAATTAACTCCAGATGATGAAGAAAAAGCAATGCTTGAAAATAATATTCAAATGGCATTACAACAACAGTTAATTGAACTAGCTGACGCTATAGATCTTAGAAATATTAAAAATATTAAATTAGCTAATCAACTACTTAAGATACGTAGACAAAAGAAACTAGCTAAAGACCAACAAGTACAACAACAAAACATTGAAGCACAATCACAAGCTAATATAAAAGCACAACAAGCTTCTGCTGAAATGGAAATGCAAAAACAACAAGCTATCGCTCAAACAGAAATGCAGTTAGAGCAAATGAAATTTGAACTTGAAACTCAAAAACAAGCTCAAGAAGTTGCTTATAAAAAAGAACTTATGCAACTAGAGTTTGAAATGAACATGCAGCTTAAGCAAGCAGAAGTTGAAGCTACTAAAGGAAAAGAAACTCAAAAAGAAGATCGTAAAGATGAAAGAACAAAAATCCAAGCGACTCAACAAAGCGAGATGATTGATCAAAGAAATAATCAAAAACCACCTAAAAACTTTGAGTCAGCAGGTAATGATATACTAGGTGGAGGTATGGACTTAGGCTCTTTTGATCCAAGATAAATTATTTATTAACTATTATTATATTATATTATGAAAGAAAAAACTAAAAAAACAACAGATGATGTTGTAAAGGTAAAAATGCCTAAAAACGAAACAAAAATAGAAGACACCATTAAAGTAGATTTAAACAAACCCCCAAAACCAAAAGAAGATGAAATTAAAAAAGATAACCCTGACGACAAGGGAGTGGTTGGAGTCAATGAAGATGCCGTTGCCACAGAAAAACAAGAAGAAGTACAGTCGGAAGAACAAACACAAGAAGAAACACCAGTATTAGAAGAAATAACTGAAGAAGAAGTTAAAGAAGAAACAGAGACTTTAACAGAAGAGTTGTTAGACGCTAAAATTGAAAATATTGAAACTGGAATTCCATTACCAGAAAACTTACAAAAAGTTGTAGACTTTATGGAAGAAACTGGTGGTACGCTAGAAGACTATGTAAGTCTTAATCAAGATTTTTCAAAATACGATGACATAACAGTACTTAAAGAGTACTATAAGCAAACAAAATCTCATTTATCAAATGATGAGGTTGATTTTTTAATTGAAGAAGACTTTTCATATGATGAAGAAGTTGACGAAGAAAGAGAAATTAAAAAGAAAAAAATAGCGCTAAAAGAGCAAGTTGCCAGTGCTAAAAGCCACCTAGACGGGCAAAAGTCTAAGTACTATGAAGAAATTAAAGCTGGTTCAAGGTTAACAACCGAACAACAAAAAGCTGTAAACTTTTTTAATAGATACAATAAAGAGTCTGAAGAAGAAAACAAAACAGCTAAACAACAGCAAAATACTTTTGTAGAAAAAACTAATAAAGTTTTTAACGATGAGTTCAAAGGTTTTGAATATAAAGTCGGTGAAAAAAAGTATAGGTTTAATGTTAAAAATGGTGATGAAATCAAAGACACCCAAAGCGATATTAATAATTTTGTCGGAAAGTTTCTGAATAAAAATTATGAAATGGAAGACGCTAAAGGTTATCATAAATCATTATTTACAGCAATGAATCCAGATGCTATTGCAAATCACTTTTACGAACAAGGCAAAGCTGATGCTATGAAAACTAGTGTTGCTAAAGCTAAAAACGTTGATATGAGTCCTAGACAGTCACATGGCGAGGTTAATGTTGACGGTATGAAGTTTAAAGTGTTAAGCGATGATACTTCTCCTACTTTTAAATTTAAAACTAAAAACAAATAAAAACTAATTTAAAAAAACAAAATTATGGCAATTACTGCAGGAGGTAGTTTGAATAGTGTTTTAGCTCCACAAAAGCAAACACTAGCATCAAATTACATCGATTTTACAGCGTCAGGAACAGCGGGTTGGGCGCAACAATATTTACCAGATCTTATGGACAAAGAAGCTGAAGTTTTCGGACCGAGAACTATTTCAGGATTTCTTTCACAAGTAGGAGCTGAAGAGGCTATGACTTCTGACCAAGTAGTTTGGACAGAACAAGGTAGACTACATTTATCATACATTGGTACTGTAAACACTGGAACTTCAGTGATTACAATAGTTACTGATATTGATGGTAATGCATTAACTAGTACTCACGGTATTAGACTTAATGACCAAGTAATGATTTCAACAACAGAAGGAACAGTTAAATGTATTGTTACAGCTCACTCAGGTGCTACTGTAACATGTGTGCCTTATACTGCTGAAAACATAGATGATTTAACTGCTTTTACTACTGCTTCAGCTACAGCTTGTACGGTGTTAGTTTATGGATCTGAATTTAACAAAGGAGTTGAAGGACAAGGAAGTTATGGTGGTATTACTGCTTCTGGACCTAAAACTGTTAAACCAAGTTTCCAAAGCTTTACTAACAAACCAATTATAATGAAAGACTATTATGAGATCTCTGGATCTGATGCGTCTCAAATTGGATGGGTTGAAGTTTCTGGTGAAGAAGGACAAAACGGTTACTTATGGTACTTAAAAGCTGAAGGTGATACTAGAGCTCGTTTTACTGATTATTTAGAAATGACTATGTTAGAGGCTGAGAAAATTGTTGCTACTTCCGTAGCTGTTGATACTATATTCGCAGGTGCTGCTGGTCTTGGAACAAACGCTGGTACTGAAGGTTTATTCGCTGCTATTGAATCTAGAGGTAACGTTACTACTGGTGTTACTGGTGTTAACGCTTCTACTGATTTAGCTGAATTTGACGCTATATTAGCTGAATTTGACAAGCAAGGTGCTGTTGAAGAAAACATGATGTTTGTAAATAGAGATACGTCTCTTGCAATGGATGATATGTTAGCTTCAATGAATTCTTACGGTGCTGGTGGTACTTCTTACGGAGTATTCAACAACTCTGAAGATATGGCATTAAACTTAGGTTTCTCTGGTTTCAGACGTGGATCTTACGATTTCTACAAGTCAGACATGAGATACTTAAATGACAAGTCAACAAGAGGTGGTATTAATGATAGAAACACTACAGATGCAATTAGAGGGGTAATTATCCCAGCTGGTGTATCTTCTGTTTACGATCAACAACTAGGTAAAAACCTAAAAAGACCATTTTTACACGTTCGTTACAGAGCTTCACAAACTGACGATAGAAGAATGAAAACTTGGGTTACTGGTTCTGTTGGCGCTGCAACTTCTGATTTAGATGCAATGCAAATAAACTACTTATCTGAAAGATGTTTAATTACACAAGGTGCTAACAATTTCATGTTAATGAAATAAGCACAAACTATTGAAAGAACCGGGGCTTCGGCCTCGGTACTTTTATTTTTATTAATTTTATTATATATTATATTATGGCTAAAAAAGCAAAAACAAAAGCCTCATACCAAGGAGATCCTGGTGATGAGCATGTAGAAAAAGAAGTGCCGGTTATGGAAACACCAAAACCAAAAGTTAAAAAAACACCTCAAAAAGAAGACGGTTGGGAAATTAAAGATAGAAATTATTACTTAACAAGTGATAAAACTCCTATATCTTATTCTATGAGATCGTCAAATATATTTTGGTTTGATGAAATTAAAGGATATGAAAGAGAGTTAAAGTATACTGCAAACCAAAAAACCGTTTTTGTTGATGAGTTTCCAGAAGGAAGCCAATCAAGATTAGCGCATATAATTTTTAGAAACGGTAAACTTAACGTACCAAGAAATAAACAAACTTTACAAAAATTATTATCTTTATATCACCCTCACAACAATGTGTTGTTTAAAGAACACAATCCAGTTGCTAATGCTGTTGATGAGATAAGTATATTAGAACTAGAGATAGAAGCATTAAACGCTGCTAAAAATCTAGATGTTGATATGGCTGAAGCAGTTATGCGTGTCCAATTAGGCTCTAGAGTTACAGAGATGAGTTCTAAAGAACTTAAAAGAGATTTACTATTATATGCTAAGAGCAATCCAGATTTATTCTTAAATTTAGTAAGTGATCCTAATGTTCAACTTAGAAACTTTGGTATTAAAGCAACTGAGTTAGGTGTGTTGGTATTATCACCAGATCAAAGAACGTTTATGTGGGGTTCTAACAAAAGAAAACTAATGAACGTGCCTTTTGATGAGCATCCTTATTCAGCTTTAGCCTCTTGGTTTAAAACTGACGAAGGCATGGAGGTTTACACAAATATTGAAAAACAAATAAACTAAAAACCTTGTAGAAGCAGTCGCTCTACGGGGCGATTGCAAACTACAAAACAAAAAAAATTATGGCAGTAAATATAGATACAGTATATCAAAAAGTTCTAGCTATTGCTAACAAAGAGCAAAGAGGTTATATAACTCCACAAGAGTTTAATCTTTTTGCAGATCATGCTCAATTAGATATTTTTGAGCAATATTTTTATGATATAAATCAGTTTGGCCGTTTAAAAGGAAACAGCACTGAATATTCAGACATGATAACTATACTTGAAGAAAAAATAGCTATTTTTAAAAATATTAAACTATTATACTACCAATCTCCTTATTATCAAAAACCTCAAGAACTACATAAGGTTGGAAGTATAGAAACTGGTTATGGTGAAATCGAACAAATAAACCACAATGAGTGGTTAAATATAAAAAACTCTCCATTAGCTAAGCCAACTTTAAAGCGAGCTGTGTATATAGATATGCCTAGAGGTTTTAGAGTTTATCCAACTTTTACAAATAATGTTCATTGCCACTATATAAGAAAACCAAAAAATATTTATTGGGGTTATACAGTTGTAGGTGATCATGCTCTTTATGACGCTACACAATCTATTGACTTTGAATTACACCCTTCGGAAGAAAATAATTTAGTTATTAAAATATTAGCTCTAGCAGGTATTTCAATCAAAGATCCTAGCATGTATCAAATAGCTTCAACAGAAGATCAAAAAAACGTTCAACAAGAAAAACAATAATAAATGGGACTACTAGACAGCTATATACAAAAACAAAACCCAGACACTGGGCAAGGAGAACTTATAGACTTAGGTTTAAATTCAAAAGTTTACTACGACGGTTCTGATGGTGTTCAGAATAATGGTGGTAACTATGGTAACTACCAATTTGTTTCTTTAGATGATGTTATAAATTCTTTTATGGTAGCTTATGTTGGTGAGGATAAAATAATAAGTAAAGCAAGAAGAACTGATGTTGCTTTTCATGCTCAAAGAGCATTAGCTGAATTAAGTTTTGATACTTTTAAATCAATAAAAGCATTTGAAATAGAGGTTCCTTCTATATTAACAATGCCTTTGCCTCAGGATTACGTTCATTATGTTAAACTTTCTTGGGTTGATGATGCTGGTATTTACCACACTATCTACCCAAGTTCTAAAACAGGTAATCCAACCTCATACCAACAAGAGACAAACGGTGATTTAAGGTTTGAAACTAACACTTGGAAAGTTAATATCCCAGGTGCTTATATGGTTAACGGCGCTTTTGCTCAAGGTACTTCGTCAGAGGTTGGAATTTTATCACCAGCTGGTAATTCACTTTCACAAACAGTTAATCATGCTGGAGACAATAAGGTGTATACAAACAAGTACATTGAGTATGGTATAACAAGATCTAGAGATTCTTTTGGTAATCGTATATCTTCAGATAATGATTTTGTTTCTAAAACACCTTTACCTCAGTTTAACAACGAGGTTAGGGTTACAATAGCGCAAAACGTTGCGGGAGGAGGGCAGAACATGATATACGGAGCAAATGTTAATCAAGGTGGTAGTGCAACTAACGATGGCATGATTATACTTATGGATACAGATCCTGGTGGTCTTGCTGTGGGTATGAGTGTTTTTGGACCTGGTATACCAGACGGAACTACTGTTACTTCTTTAGAAGGCACAACAAGCGCTACTTACCCAGGCATAGCTTTGCTTACAACAAACCCTCAATATCAAGAGTGGGAATTAATGGATTCGCTTAACCAACCAAACGTAAATCCTGGTAAACCTATAGTTACGATTAATGCTCAACTGTACGGTAAAGAAATTATATTTGTTGATTTAAATAAAGAGTCAAACGCTTGGAGTAAATACAAAGGACTTACGCCTACTGACAATCAAAATCAATATGACGATGGGACATATGATTTAGTTCAGGGTGAAAGATATGGAATAGACCCTCAGCATTCTCAAGTAAATGGTTCTTATTATATAGATGACAACACTGGATTGATTCACTTTAGTTCTAACATATCAGGTAAAACTGTAGTGTTAAATTATATAAGCGATAGTTTAGGTACTGACGGTGAGATGAGAGTTCATAAGTTTGCTGAAGAAGCTATGTATAAGTGTAT